TAAATTCGCACAAAATTATAACCCTTATCAAAACAATAACCTATCAGCCTAATTATCAATATATTATTTTTAATTTTAAAATTACCAATATTTTATTTGCAAACAATTTGCATTTTCATCTTGATTAAGGCTACAAAATACGGCAAAATTTGAGCAAATAAGAAATTAAAAAAGCCGCCTCAGTGGGCAGCTATATTTTGAGTGACGGGAATTCTAATTACTCAGCAAATCTATATCTACCCCGATAACAGGAAACCATTCCTTGTGAACAGGAAAATACATATAAGATCCGCTAGCGTTAATTCTTTTGTACCTAATATTGATCTTTGGTCCAAAAGAAGTAGCACCCCATTCGGGCAAATACATTGCGCTTGCTTTTATCGTATACCCTAGGTCTGGCACTTTGTCCGCAATGGTTAGTTTCTCATATCCTCGTGTAGTCGCCCGTTTGTCGGTAGACCATATGTTAGTATAGGTTACATCGTTCCAGTTTAAAATCTTTTGGTACCACTTGCGGGGGTCGTAGCTTACAGATTGGAAATCGTAATCATAACCAAAATCCGCTAGTGCCAAGGTGTCGTTTTGCGGAGTGAATGCGAGAGATAGATATTTATCTTTATAAACGTATGCAGTATCGTGACCTCTTCTTTTTAGCTCGAGGTTCTCAGCCTGCACCCTTCCATAGGCATTCGTTACCGCCTTTAATTGCTTCTCTGTAATACCCACCACTTCCATGAGGCTATCTACCTTTTCACGATCTTCTACTTTTAATTCGATAACCTTTAAAATAGCCTCCGACTCCTTATATATAGTATGCTGCAATCCTGCGCTATCTACATCTCTGCTCAGCTCTTTGGCCTCTAGCTCTACGTTGCTGCGAATTCGGGTTGGCTGCGCCTCCTTCTGCACTTTGTCTTCTTTCCTTAAAAGCATCCACACCATAACGGCAAGTGCAGCACATAAAATAAAAATGATAATATTTTTCATTGCATCTCTCTGTTGAGTGAATCTATCTTGGTCGTTACCCTATCGATAATCCCATTTTTAACCATTAGTGCTTTAATGAAGTCTTTGGCATCGTCCTGAAGCTTCTTGTTGTCCTTATACAGCTCTTTGTTGTTATTTTCCAGCTTTGTTATCCGCTCTTCCTGTTTTTTAACCATCGTTCTCAGATCTTTACATTCATCACCACGGGTAAATTCCTTGTAAACGAAGTACATAAGCAGCACATAGGCCACAACATGTACTGGGTTTCTAAGGAATTGCCCGTAGCGGGGTATTTTTTCCAGCATTTATTTTATTCTTATATATCCCTTAATTGCGGATTGGTTTCGTACTCTTTCATAAACACCATCCCCGTTTCGCGAACCCTGAGCGTTTGTGTTACCCTCGATGGTGTGGATAAACTGACCTTCCACTTTTGTTACCATACCAGTGTGCCCATTTCCTTTACCAAAGTCCATAATGAATATGTCCCCAACCTGTGGGAACTTGGTGAACTTATGCGCCGGATCGATGTTGTTCCACTGGTGTAAAACATGGGCTGTCCTTATTAAGGGATTGGCCACACCCATTTCTTTTGCCGCCTCTTCGAATGCCCAATAGACAAAAGCCATGCACCAAGCATAACCTCCACCCAGCCCGGTAGACTTTAAAAATAATTTTACAGCCTGCCCATGGTTGTTTCCTTCTTCCTTTAGTCCAACCTGCGAGAGCATAATAAACATGGCCCGTATATTTAACGGAATCCCTTTAACTACGGGCCAAGGTTTTAATAAGTAATTTTCTTTCATTTCGTTTTTTACTCCGCAACGATATCCAGCCCAACACTTTCAAAATACTGCCCCATTATGCCCTCCATCGTTGTTGCCTGCTCTATTTTAAGAGAAGCGCCTGCTCCGAACATGCTAAGTCCGATGGTAGCCGAAGATGCCGCCCCTGCCATTAACCGCATAGGGATGTCTTCTACCTGTGTGGATATTGCCTGCCTTTCCGTCAGCACACCCCCGTTAATCCCCTGAATCCGATCACTGTCGACCCGCTGAAGGACTTTAAGGCCGCTTCCGGTGAAATCTAATGTTCCATCCGGGTTGGACATTCCCTGGTTGATCCTGTTCCATGTAAGGTCGTCCCCCCTAAATAAGTTATATGATAGGCCGTCCTGCGGCTGAGAAGCGATAGCAATACCCTCGGCGAACTTATAGGCCAACATCATGGCATCATTTAGGGTATAATTTGGGTTCTCTGCTCTTCCAGGGTTATAGCCAGTTTCGATACAACCATCTATGCCGTCTCCCTTGAAACCCAAAGGGAGGCTTTCCACACCGCCAACGATCGTAGCTTTATATAGGGTCGGATCGATGTAGTTAAGCAGCCTGAAATTTTCGTCGCCGTCGTTGGCAAAGTTGTACAGCACATCCACTTTAGTGTGGAACAACCCGTTTTCTTTTAGTTTTCTTATCCAGTCGTCCAAAGCGATAAGATACGGTTCGGAAGGCAGCCTGAATCCCCGCTCCATCGCATATTCCAATACACGCTTAACATGCAAATCGAAATTCATCCACACCAGGTTTGCCCCCTGGTATATAGCAGCAAGGGGTTCTTTCCCATAATATGCATCTCTTATTTCCATAATTACAAATACTTAACCAAATAAATTACCGTGTCCATTTTTTCAGGGATGGCGTCGTATTCCTCGCGGGTACCTGTCCAGACAACCAATGTGCCCACACCTGTTTCGGTGTTTATATCCTGCAAGGGAGGCCCCTGATCGCCCTTATCGCCCTTGTCACCTTTTTCTCCCTGTAGTCCCTGTTCACCCTGATCTCCCTTTATTCCGGGCTCTCCCTGATCCCCTTTTGGACCAGTATCACCCTTGTCACCTTTAACACCTTGGATTCCCTGCTGCCCCGTTTCGCCTACTTCGCCTTTTTCCCCCTGAATGCCCTGCTCGCCACGTTCACCTTGCAGCCCCTGATCTCCCTTATCCCCCTTAAGCCCCTGCGTCCCCTGCGGCCCCTGTTCTCCGGTGTCTCCTTTCTCTCCCTGCTCGCCTTTGGGGCCTTGGAGAGAAGAGAGCCATTCCTGCTCTGTGCCAATAAAACCATTATCGACCGCGATCTCATAGGCCGATTTGCCCGGATCGCCCTTTTCGTTAAAATCTACCACGACCTCTATGTCGCGGCATCCCATGTTATTTATTTCTGCCATTGTTATCTTGTTACATCATTGTTTACATTCCATACCCCCATTAAATAGGTTCTTACAAACCCTCTGCTATCCGTTACCTCAAGGTCGTATCTATATTTGCCGGCCTTGATCCCCCAACTTTTTATATTGGGAAACCTTATGACACCCTCCGGCTCTATAACCAATGTGGCATTAGACCTCATTGTACCGAAAGTGTATTCTACGGCATTGGTTAACTGGTTCCTTAGCTGCATGCGTACCGTTGCCCCAGTTAGATCGACAGGGAGGCCGCTCCTGTATCTAAGCGTAATCGTAAAAGAACCCAGTCCGTCCGACTGGTAATGGGCTGGAAAGTCAAAATTTGCTGGTCTGTTCATGTCCTAGTTATTAAAAATTTATTCCTTATTGCTCTACCTCTTCCACTGCCACTAAAAGTGCTTCGCACTCTGTCAGCACAGCCGATACCAGCCCGGCGTCATATTCGCCCGAAAAATTAATATTATTATTGGCTTGACCTATTGTTGCGCTGAAATACCTATTGGTGTTTGTTGCGTTTACCTGCACGCTGCTGACCCCATGCCCCTCTATGTTTTCATACACAAATTGTCCCCTCCATTCCCCGAAGGTGAAGTCGTCCGTTTTCTTTGTTGCCGTACTCACATTGGTACGAACAATCGTTTCTGCTGTTGTTGCCATGTTATTTCTCCTCCTTAATTAAATTGTTGATATATTCCCTTACCGCCTCTTTTACCCTTCTCAGGTAGGGGCTCTGGTGCTCTATCAGCTCGGCGATGATCAGCAGCGTCTCTGCCTCCGCTTCTACCCGGCCTGTGCTGAAGATCGCCCTTGCCGCATCATCAACCTGAATAGTGGGTGCGATCTGGTAAAGCGTATTGCCGAACTGCCGGGGATCGAAATCCAATCGGATGTACTGGCCGGTAAGGTCCGTGTAACCTATCGCATCGAGGCTGAACAGAAATGTTGCCGGCCCGTTGTTTTCTTTTACTGTTTCCATTTTTTATTGTTTAATATTTATAATCATTAATCCCAGAGCCTGTTTACCAATATTCCGTTGACGAATACGAGGGAAGAACCCTGCCATCGTGATCCGTTCCATACCTGGGCACTGAACGTCTCCGTTCTGCCTTTCTGCCCCTGTACCACGATATCTCCATAAAGGACATTGAGCGCTGTGTTATTGGTGCCGTTACGTGCGCCCACCATCAGGGCGGTATTGTTACCCGATCTCGAAAGTGTATGCAGTATCCTGGCGCCGGCATCCATGCCCAGGCCGAGCGCCCCCATCATTACCTCGATCACCTGGCTGCCATCGCCAACATTTCCGTTCCTTTTTAAATGGAAACTACCCGGACTGAATGCGCTAAATGTGTCGTTCACAGCTCCCGACTGTCCGGAGTAGATCCCTGCCGCATTCACCGACCATTGCCCTATTTTACTGTTGCCCGCAACCGTTAGATTATTGGCCGTGATCAGGCCGGTCGCCGTCACGTTCTTTGCAAAAATCTCCGTCACGTTGATAAGGTCGGTTTTGATAAAGGCGACCCCGTTCACGGTTGCGATGATGGTCTGTCCGGCCGGAAGCGCGCCAATTTTAGAATTTGTATCGGCAATGGCCGCTGATCTTGCCGCGTCCGCCTTTGTTGTTGCGTCAACAGACACATCCACAAAGGAGGGAGACCATGCGGTAGCCTTGTTGCCTTTTTCGAGCTTAACGGCCCTTATCCGGATTGTTGTCCCGGCATTGGTCGCGATAAGGATCTGCGGAGAGGTTTTCTTTGCGGGAATACGAAAAGTTAGCGATTGCCTGCTCCAACTGGATGCATTAACAGGAAGCCCGCTCTTATCTGTAAACTTCACATTACCGTCCGGACTGAGGATATGCAGGTAATTCAGAGCTGAAGTATCGGACGCCCCCCAATCAAAACTGAGGGTGTAGTCTGTGTTCGCCTCGATGTCTTCCGTTAATGGTAGACTGAACCCGTAAGATGCCTGGCTTTTCCGTACAATCAGGTAGTTCGGTATAGCATTCACAACGGATATCGAGGTGCCGGCCCATGCTGTCGGTGCTTTATCGAATCCGGTGCCGAGGGCAAGGTTCATCACCCCGACGGCAATATTGCTGATAGCTGCATTCAGTGCTGCCGTAGTTGCTCCACCACCTCCGATAACTACAGCATCTGCTTTTATGAGCCCTGTATCGATGAAACCACCCACGATAATGGTTTTATTTCCTATACGCGTATTGGCCAGTAACGCTGCCGTCTGCGCATCCAGCCCCAGCTGCTTTGCTGCGAAGAGTTCCGCCTGTATCTCCAGCGGACTGGGTGTCCATCCCGTGGCCTTGTTGCCCTCCTCCAGTTTGATGTCCCGTATGATAAACGTCTGGGCAAGGGCGCCTGCGGAATAGACGACTATATAGGGTTTGGGCGTGGATGTGGTTACACTGATACGCTGCCATCCCGAAGTAGCACTTATATTGAATGTTTTCTGTGTCCCCTGGTCCCAGCCGATATATAAGCTTGATGCTCCGGAAATGGATTTCACATCTACCGACAGGGTATACTGGGTATCCGGCCTGTAGGTAACGGCGGTGCTCAGGTTCCTGTATATGCCCCGTCCGCTGACACTGCTTGCTACCTGGATAACATTGCGTCCCCCGTCCTGTACCAGGGTAACCCCGCCGACATTGACGCTCCATCCGGTCAGCGCATCCAGCGAACTGCGGTCAGGTATCAGGTTCACCGCGCCTATGGCGATATTGTTCACCAGTTGCTGCGCATAATCCTGCGTGGCCGCATTGCCGCCCTGCACATTGATCACCCCCGAAACGTTGACATTTTCAAAGTAGCCCTTATTGGTCCATATCCCGTAACCGGACAGCGCACCCCATACCGGACTTACAATGCCGTCCAGTTTACCCAGTCTCACCTTTGTTTTATCCACCAGACTGGCCGATGTTACCCCGTCAATGACATCAATGTAAGGGGCGCCGTTGTCCGAGGCAGTCAGGTAAATAGCGCCCTGTCTGGCAGTATTGGTTGTGCTGCCCATCCTGACCACATCATCGCCCGCTTCCGGAACACCACCACCGTCCAGTTTCACGAGTGTAAAGGTGCCGGTGCCAATGGCGGTCACACGAGCTACATAATATTTTACATTCCGTCCCGTCCACCGCTGGCACCTCAGGATATCATTCACCAGGAAAGGTACACCTACCTTATTGCCGTCCGTGTCAATGGTGCAGTTGTAATTTGTGCCACTAACAGTAACCCCGAATATCTTAATGGCATCGCTCACCCACACGCTGCCATTGGTCGCCCTGATCTGATTAATTACGAGTTCGTAGACGTTCATCTCCTTGCGCACGGTAAGTTTGTCGAAAGTGGCGTGAACATCTCCGTTTTCTGCGACGACACGCCAGCCGTGACCAGAAAAGCCACTCACAAAGGCTGGTGAACCCGTTCCGGCAAAGCGCGGTGAATCACCCGTTCTTAATGGCTGGTTAATAAAATCGGCAAACTGGTGCCCGTCCCACATGTCAGAATCGGTAGCATAATCGGCAAACCCCGCCTTGATCTTATCAGCACCGAGGTAAAGGTAGCCATTGCTTTCGCTCAGCCTGTTCAGGAAAAGGAATTTACGCATGTACTCCGGATCGAGCAGCCCAGCCGTCTGTATCGCATATAATATACGCTCCTGTTGCGCGTATTGCCTTGCTATCTCATTCGGGCTTATCGTGTCTGCAAGATCGAACGAGCTGTAACGTGCATCTTCCTGTAAGTCCCTGCTGTAACCCACGATACGGGTCTCTTTATCAATTCCCCGTGGATCGTCCTTTATTTTCACTCTGTACCCCAACTGGAAACTGGGATTGTTCTCCTTCACCCATATAGGCGAAAGGCTTCCGCTGTAAACGTAATTATCGCCCTTGTTATCGTCAAGGTATTGTTGAGCCGCTTCGAGCAGTTTCTTCTCGTTATCCGTTACATAAGAGCCGGGCATTTTGACCCCAAGTAATACATACTTATCGCCCACGCGGGCAACAAATCCCTTGTCTGCATCGGGGATACCGCCGGGGTAGGCCGGATCGTCCGTTATCCTTTCGATCCTGATCGTTTTTGAAGCAGCGTTGAACGATATAATTTTGAACTCGAATGACGCAAGTTGTCCGGAAACAAAAGAGATCCTTTCTTTGCCTGTAAGCGGGTTGATATCGAAATCAATGCCCGAATCTATAAAGGTTATAGCATCGCTCCCCAATCCTGTAAGGGTACCCGTGCGGCTCGGGAATATGTTGTCAAAATGAACGGTGTGTTCTATTACTTCATCGCCCGGTTGGATGTCCTGTAGAAATGGCCTGTTGGCAATAGGAAGCTGCAACCTTGAATAGCCGTAGCCTTCCGGTAGATTGTTGCTTCCCCCTTCCACATATAGCCTGTTGAAAGAATTGTTTTCTGACCTGACCCTATCCAGTACATACAGTCCATTGCCTTTACCGGGCGAAAGTGATATCCCGCTGTCGGCCTCCCTTTTCTGCAAGTGGATGGTTTTATTGTCTACCCAAAATTCGGTTTCGAACTGCTGCGCAAGGTCATGCAATACGGCCAGTAACGATTGGTTGACATAAGTGAACTGCCTAGCGTCCGTTTCATCGACCACACCCATTGTCCAACCCGAATCGGCACGATTTGCGTTGCGGACAACAAGATCCATAATTGTTGCCGCCGTTCCTGTTATATAGACTTCGCTTATGGTAAGCTGGTTATTGGCACTAAGCCCTTTGAACTGCCATTTGGCAAGGTCATAATACAGCGCCTCAAATTCCAGCTCGTACTGATAACCGAACTTGTCACCCTCGAACGCATCTTTGGACGGGGGTCGGTTAAGTTTATACGTCTGCCCGTATACTGTAACGGTATCGCCCCTCTTGAAAGTAATGGGGGTGGGAAGGCTAAACGACATGCTGACCCTATCATAGGACATAATACTGCGCTCCTGAGTTCCTGCTGCCCTGATTGCGGCAACAACCGTACTTCCTCTCTTTATCTCGTATATCATGGTATCGGTAAATATTCTGTAGGGTAATCGTTAAAAAGCTGCAACACACCTTCGGCTGCCAGCTGGTTACTCCCTTTAATCCTTGTAAGCGTTTTGAAATTGGTCATATCGGCAAAGCTCACTCTGAACCTCCTGTTAAGGTCTTCAATATCGAGGTTGAACAGCCCCGATGTTATCAGGAAGTCCCGAAGGGCATTGTACCGTGTCCAGAAAGTTGCTTCACTGCCGGCCATTATCAGGATGGGAAGGCTATAAGTAATGGTTTCGTACCTGACCGCTCCAAGGTACCGTTCGGTACCGTTCTCACCTGCCCAGTTTACCGTAAGTCCTTCTTTCCGTTTGGGGAATTTGAGCAGCTCGCTGTAGGTGCCGGGTCTGAACACAATACCGTAAGCGGTGTTCACATCGGTGCCGTTGAATTTATAATAGCCCATTATAATCCTGCGCCCCTCCTTGCTGCGTCCGCATTTGATATCTTGTTGTTAAGGGCCACTATTGCTGTTTCAATGTTCGCCAATCTTGATAGGTGCTGTGTGTTCTCTGCTGTCCTGAATGTGTTTCTTTCAATCTGCAAGGCTGTGTTAATATTATTAAAGGCATACATCTCTTGCTTCCGAATAGATTCAAACTGTTGCATGGTAATTTCTACTAATTGTAATTGAGCCAATCGTAAGCCTCCAAATTCGGCTTCCAATCTGTTTGCTGTTGTTTCGGTTATACCTTGAATGCCGCTGCTTATACCGCCAGAACTCCCACCGTCCGTAAGGTCTATTCCTACTTTTTCTAATTCTTCAAATTGCTTTTGAGCGTTTTCTATTATTTGTTGGTATTCTTCACGGAGCTTATTGACTTCATTTTTGCTCAATCCTCCCTCACTCGCCTCGGCAAAATCTTTGTAGAATTTCTGCAACTCTTTCTGTAGTAAATCCTGTTTGAAAGTATTAAGTAAAGACTTTCTCATAATCGACTCGAAACTGTTGGCAAAGTCTTCCGCTGCTATAGTCCCCTTAGAAAACATATCTACGATCTCATCGGCGATGGATTCTATTGACGTTCCGGTTAATTCAGCCCTAAGCCCATTAACGGCTTCTTTATAAAGATCTGCTTGCTGTATTAAGCTCTGTATTTGTGAAGAGGTAACGTCATCAAGCAGCCCCTGATCAATTAGTTTTTGTAGCCTAAGCAACTCTTCCTCACTTTCCGCAATAGACCCAATTGTCGTCTTAAGAGGAGTGATGATTCCTTTTCTGATTAATTCCTCTTGGCTTTTTAACTGTCCGCTCCACTTTCCAGTAGCATTGAATTCCCTCAAAAACTTGTCTAACTCGGCGTCACCAGTCATTAGATATTTTGTTGAATTATTTAATGAAGAAGCGTTTTTTGAGAACTCGCTGTTAAGATCTACAATGCTTTGTTTAAATTTATCAATCCTGTCTGTGCCATAAACATCATTAACCAGCTGCAACTGTCTTTCTATTGCTTTTGTGACAGCCTCAGTTTGCTTAAGTTGAATATCTAAAGCATACTCCCTTTGTTTCGCAGCTCTCGCTTCATTTTCTGCACTAATTTTTTGAAAAATCCCTGCTATTCCTGATATTATACCAGCACCCGCACCCAACAGACCAAGTCCGCCTGATAGAATCCCTAAACCATCCTTCGCTAAGCCAGAACTCTTAATCTTCTCCAGCGCACTATAAATATTTCCAACGCCTCCAATAATACCGGATACCGTATTAAGCATTTGACCAAATCCTTCATTTACACCGCCCACCTCGGATGATATTGATTGCAAACTACTTGCAACATCCTTCAATCCATCAGGCAATCTTTTATCTACAGAACTGGTTGCAGTAGACAAATCTCTTCTGATCTGTTTTGCAAGTTTTGAACTTATCTTTCCATTGGAAACTAGTTCGTCAAGCTGATCCTGCGCGTGTTTTATTGCGTTTCGGGCAGATTCTTCTGCCATGTAATCTAGATCCTCATACAGCGTTTTAAACACTTCCAGTTTTTGCGCTGCCTCGTCATTTACTGCATCGATAGCTTCTTTTCTTGAAGCTTCAAGCACTGCTCTTTGTTCGGTAGAAATGCTTGCGCCCAATTCTTTCAACGCTTGCTGATGATCTCTCTCAATCTGTTCTATTTTATGTGACTGAGTTAAGGCTGCTTTATAGGTCTCGACGTACATAGCGGCCCGATTCTTAAAATCTTCTTCTTGCGCATTTTTTCTTATCTCTATAAGCTTCTTTAAACGATCCTGTTCAGATCCTGTCAAATCTCTAGTGCCTGTAATTTGGTACATAGAGTTTATTTCGCTCGTCAATTTTTCAGAGTATGACTTAAAACCATCTAGTTCAGTGGAGTACCTCTCTTTAGCTGCCTTTTCTCCAAATTGTTTTTTAAAATCTTCAAAGTTGGCAAACGCCGCCTTCTGCTCTTCAAGTGCTTTTAAATATTTTTCAGTATCCTGTCTATATGTCAGATCGGAGATAGCCCCTTTTTCAGCTGCCGCAAGCCCACTTACATCTACTTTAAGACCTTTATTTCTACTATCTTTATAGAAATTATCTACAGTTTCTTTTATTTTAGCATACTTGTCCTTTATTGATTGAACTTCCTCTTCATCCCTAGATAATTGTTCTCTAGTTGATTTTTTGTTTAATTCATCAATTTTTGATTGTAAATCGTTGCGCCTTTTAATAGCGGTTTCAAACTCATTTACCCTCCTAGAGGAAGTGGTATCTTCACCTAACGCTTCTTTAAGTTCCTTTCTTAATGCTTTTAATTTAATTACATTATTTTTCAGTTCTTTACTCCCTACATCTAACTTCTTATTTGCGGATTCCAAGTCTTTTATTTCTTGTTTTATCGCCTCAGTTGTCCTTGTAGTATCTGAGTCAAGGTCAGACAAAGTGCCGTCTCCAATAATTTCCGAAGTAGTTTTTGTTCGTACTTTTTCAATGTTGTCCAAAAACTTCTTCTCTTCTTTCGTTAATGTTATCCCTGAATCTCTTAATATTTTTATCCGGTCATATATCTCACTACGCATTTCGGTTATCGCTTCTTTAGACCTCTGCATGTTAACTTTTCTTGTATTTTCTCCAGACCCGAAGTCCATTATTACGTCAAGAATATCTCTACCTTTGTTAACCCGCTCTTTAAAATCCTCTTGCTCTTCAATTGCTAGTTTTAGTGCTCCGTTATATTCCTTTAGTTCACCTCTAACTTTATTGGCAAGATCCTTATTCTTAAAATCCAATAGCTCTCTTTGTGCTTCTGTAAGCTCTTTTATCTTATCCTTATTTATATCGATAGCTACACCAAATTCGTTGTATCTGGTAACGGCTTCGGGAATCAGATCGGCTATTTGTTGGATTACAGTTTTTAGTTTTTCCTGTTCGTCTTTGTTAAGGTTTGTTCGTCCTTTAAGTTCATTATACGTGACAAGCAAAGGATTAATTACTTGATTCGTGGAATCAAACTGATGTTTAAGGCTTTCGTATTCTGCATGTAGTTTTTGAGCTTCGCTACGATTATCGGTCATTGAATTAAGAAGCTCCGCGAGTCGTCTCGAAAGTTTTGAATCGGTGAAAAAATTAGCTATAGAGTTTGTTATTTTGTCAAAACTGGCCGCCAAACTATTGTTAGCTAGTTCGAAATTACGAGACACACTTGTTGCTTCGGCGTACGATTTAGTAGCTATATCTACTTTATCAGCTAGCAATTTATTATTCGCGGCTAGAATTTTGACTGCATTAGAAACTTTACCAGTTCTGATACCCACAGTGTTTAACCTATCTGCTAGCTCGGTCTGAGTAGCATTCCCGGAAACAAGACCTTTAAAAAATAGATCTAACGCGGCCTTAGTATCATTGTTTATCAAGTCGGTAAATTTCTCTAATGTTAGATTTGCGTCTTCTAATTGAGCTATGGCAAAATACTTTTCTCTTTTTATACTCAAGTCATTAACAACTCTTGTTAAGGCTAATCCAGCAGACGATGCTATTTGACCAGCACCGCCTAGTACAGCGCCGTACGCCTCTATTACAGGTAGTGACAGTTTAGCTGTTGCAGCCGTACCGGCTAATCCTAAAGTAAAATCCTGTAAGTATTTTACGGTTACCGGACCAGAATGCGCTAGCTCCAACTGCGAGCTTGCCACTTTGTTCATAGCCTCGGCCAGTGTGACGCCTTCCCTTTCTGCTATCTTATACACTATCGAAATCTTACCTAAACTTTCAGCAACAGCCTTAGACCCTCCAGGTAGTTCCTTCTTTAGTACAACCGATAGTTGATCAACAGTTGTTATAAATTCTACTAGTTCGTCTTTCTGTACACCTAGACGACCTCCTTCGAATCCTGTATCCAAAAGCCCCTCTAAAGACGTTCTTGTATTTATTTTCTTTAACTGTTCCCCTAGTAGATCAACTTCTCTAGCTCCTAGTTTAGCTGTTCTCTGAACATCTGTAAATACGTCCGATATTTCTACGTTGTGTGAAAATGCTTTTTGTAAAGCAGTCCATGCGGCAGTTAGCAGCGCCAACGGACCAAGAATTCTAATGGCACCGTTCTTAATTTTATCAAAAAATGATGATACATTTCCGCCGCTAGATTTAGTTTCACCCTCCAGCTGCTTTATTTGTTCTCTAAGTCCTTTTATTATGTTGGCAAGCCTTTGTCCAGAGGCAGAGCTACGTTCTTCATTTGAAAGTCTTCTGTAAGTTAATATTAGACGCTCTAAAGCTCCCTTCCTCTGATCTATTGATCCTTTGGAGTTAAGCATTTCTTTAGCGTTATTTCTTAGCTCTCTCGTTGCGTTAGCCTGTCTTAGTTTCTCTTCGGCTAGCATCTGGGCTAATTGCTTCTTGCTAAGAACAACCTTTTGTGTGGCTGCTGTCTGTTGTTTTGATGTAGATATGTACGATTTGGCTGAAAGGGTTAGTGTATTGTTCGCGACAGCTTGCTTAGCTGCTTCTGCATTCAATTTTGCTCTTTCTACTCTTTCTCTTTGAATGGCTGACGTGTATAATAAGCTGCCTTGCTGTCCGCGCTTATATGTGTCTATTTCTGACTGTGAATTAGACTTTAGAGCAGGCATTTTAATAGTCGCGGATTCCTTTTTTGCTGCATTTAGTTTTTGCTGTTCAAGCCTATTTCGCGCTATCTCTGTGCTTATTTGCGCCCTCTCAAGTCTTTCTTTTCTTAACGCCTCCTGAAAGGCTAATGACGCAGATCGGTCAGCAGAAACTTTCTTCTGTTTTTCTGCGGCTTTCGTCAGGGAGTCTACTTCTTTTGTGCTCTTACCTGCTTCTCCGCCCAACTGTTTGGTCTTGGAAATATACTCATCCATCGACTGCGATGCAGGCTTCATTGAGGCCCCTTTATTGATCGCCTGAATGTCTTTAAGAAAATCTCGCAGGCTCTTTTCTGCTTTTTTCTTATCGAACTCAGCCTGAAATTTTAAAGGATATCCTTTTACATCTGTTACAGCCATTCTATTTGCCTTTTAATCTCTTGAATAGGTCGGCACCTGATAGAGTCCCGTTGTTTTTTACTTCTTTATCTTTGCTGTCGTAATTAGGAATGCTCTGGTTTAGCATAACTAAATTGACGTAACTTATTTCCCATAGTACCGTGTGCCACGACATTTTCCAATACTTAATGGCACTGCCAGCTATCGCCCATGGGTTAAATGCCGGGCTATTTACTCCGTCGGCTTTCTTAGGCTCACCCCCGTCATCGAGATGATAGAATTTATGAAAACCTCTACGTTTTGGTTCTCTTTTGCCATCAACACTATTTGGCTCAATTCATTAGTTGTGAAATTATCTAGAATGAACTTTTTTAATGATTCCGGAGGCTCGGTGTCTTTGTTGTGTATTATTGAGGCTAATGCGTTAACTATATTCTCCATGTGATTTGCACATATAAAATTTGTTGCCTCAATTATGTTCATGTCGGAAGTAGCCGCCAAATCTATGGACGACACATACTTGCTGAACCTTATTTTTGTCCCCAAAGACATTGGTTTTATCTCAAACCGCCTTTTTCTACTTTTTAGCCCAAGCGACATAAGAATGCTTTCGATCTTATTCGATGGCTTCGCGTCAACCAATATTGTAAACGTGTCCTCTATTACGTTGCTAAACGCTAATTCTTCTATATTCATTCAAGGTAAGTTTAAATGAACCCCTACTAAGATCACTTACCGTTCCGTTCGGGGCTAAATTTTAGGTGGTTGGTGGCACCATAGGCTCTTCCACTTCCACGATGCTTAGCGTGTCATCGCTAGGCTTGGTAGCTGTAATGGTTAGCGTAATTGTTGCCAGTCCACTTTTTGCCAATGCGAATGTTATCAATGCCGAAACCTGTCCGCGAGGAATTACGAACTTGTAATCATCTAAAGAGGTCAATCGAACCGCCTTAACGATCTGAATTGTCTCAGTCGGAGCCTTCCATTTTTTGCCTGTTGTTCCGGTTGCTGGAACTACCGTACCGCCTTTTAAAAGGTTTAATACGTCTGCACCCACATCATACAATTGAACAGTAAATGTTAATGCGCCCGCTTGCGTTTCAATACGGCGATAAACATCACGTTGCTGTTCAATGTATATGTCTTCAAATGTGGCTTCTCCCTCTGTTAAGGAGGCAGAATCAATTTGCGCGTCCTCCAGCTCTACCCATGCTGTTGGTAATCCTGTTGCTGGAACGTCGGCAATCTCTATTTTCTTTAAGCCTAAGCTCGATTTTTCTACTGCCATGATTTTATTGTTTTAAATTTTTTGCTTTTACGTCTAATCTTATGTTGATGTAGCTTGAGACATCTCCGAAGAATGGAATAGATTGTTGAAACCAGAAGTAAACATGTCGACCTATATGCTCCTTTAGGATAGGTATTGCTAAATCAGATAGTTGTTTTAACCGTTCTTCGTCTGGTTGATCCTTCAAGATAACCGTCTTTCCGTCTAGCACCATCTGATAGTCAGGATTAGGAACATGTATGTTTACATTTACTACCCCTTCCTGTAACTGATTGCCATTCATTCCCAAAGTATTTATAACGATGTCTTCTTTCTCGGGATCTGTTTTACCTCTTGTTGGCCTCTTATATCGTTTTACACTTCCGCTTATTTCCGATCTTAAAGGGCTATTCCAAATAACCTTAAACACCTCATCAACTGCGTCTATATCCGTCTTCATTATGTTATAAAGCTTTTAATAGAATCTTCATAGCCTCTCCTGACGAGTTCGTAATTACGTCTCGGCCTTTGTGCTCCACCGCTGCCGCATATCCCATTCCGGCCACGCCAACCAAGGCTATTTGGTTTTCTGAAACCTCAACACCTATAGATATCGCCAATTCGTAGCCTTCTCTTTCTCCGTTTGGACTACCCTCTTTGGTTTCAAACTTCTTAGCAAGCACTTTTCCGTTTTCCATAACCAAATAACCTATAGAGCTTCTCAGGTCATAAGTATGGTTCTGATATGCCGCATTATCTTGAGCCAGTTTATAGAACTTGTCACCTGCTTCGATAAACCTATCCACGATTGATTGACGGATAACTTCCTTTTCGTATTTATCTACATACGCTTGAATAGCGCGCATATCAAACTTCGGTGTTATTCTTAAACCCATATCCTACACTGTCTTTGATCGCGTGAAAAAAAAGCTACCTTTCCCTTGATTACGTTGCCGGTCTTGTTGTTAACAGCTTCTATTGCCGTTCCTTCCGGAATATCTGTATCGACGGTGTTCAGAAAGATCAGATAGCTGAAATTATAAACCTTAGCATCCTCTTGTTCCTCTACACTCATACTTGCCGAAAGCTTTGACTCAACCCTGCATGGAACCTCGTATTGTTCTGTGGTTTCCTCAGGATAGTGCCAATTGCCGTCCTCATCCTGATATGGCGGTTGCGCCTCTACAGCGAGTTCATACTTCAATATGTGTGTCCTTCGTCTTATCATTACCACATCTTTACGGAGGTTATCTTCGGAACTCCCGATAACTCATCTACAATTTCTTCCAATCCGTTCTTTCTGGCTAAATAGAGTACATATGCCTTGATGCCTTCAATATCACGGGTTATTGTTAACTGGCCTTCTCTTTCCTCCTTGGTTACAAGAAGACTCATTAACACATCAATTGCGGCAATTTCCAATACTTGGCGATCAGCTTTCGTATAAACTTCACTACCGGTAAAATCTGCATCAATCAAGGCCATATCTACGATTTCGTCGCTTACCTCAAATTGAATAACACCAAGGAATGCATCTCTAATAGTCATATTTCTATGTTGTAGGAGTTAACGAAGTCTTAAGAATGTGTATGTTCCTACTGTTGTTCAATACAGGAGTAGCGTAAGCAACACCTTTTGTCACAACGGTAATAGGATCTTCTAAGCCCCAAGTTTTGATTAACACGAT